ATTATGGAAATTGTACTAAGCGGAATTCGCTCAACAGGTAATTTGCATCTTGGAAATTACTTTGGAGCAATGCAGAATTTTGTAAAAATGCAGGAAGAAAATAAATGCTTTTTCTTTATTGCCGATAAGATTAATATATTTATTCCATTGTACATACTCATCTTTCATTTCTGAATCATTTACGGCAAGGTCGAGTTTGACATAAACCATTCCGACTGAATGCTGATTGACTTCTTTAGACAAATATTGTCCAAACACAATCGGATTATATTCCTTTATAATATTTGAATCCATAAATAATGACATTGTATTACCAATCTTCTCAACTCCCACATCCGTCCAATCAATATTCTTTTCATAAATATTTATTGGCTTGCCTACTTTCGCTGTTATCTTCTGCTCATGGTCGTGTAAATGCCATATCTTATCTTGTTTCTCTCCGATTGATTTAGAAAATACTCCATCCAAATGAACATCATCATGGTTGTCCATCCAATTATATGTGTTGGCAATAATTGTTCGTTTGATTTGTCCGCTTTCTAAATCGTCTTTGTAATTTGTATTGAGTATTTTTATGGTTGCCGCCTGAAAAATGGATGTTCCAAACGGCTCAGACAATTTCATTACTGCCTTTTTAAATGCAATCAGTTCGGTTTTGTTCTGAACTAAGAATTGTATTTTCTCTTTCTGTGTTGAGAATTGTTTATTCATTTGAATATTATTTTGCCCATTAGAATTTTTTTTTCCTCAATGGATTGCCTCAGTTTGTCTGCGTTTATTTTATTGGGATTTGCAGTATCAACAGTTGTTCCGCAGGATGGGCAAATAGCATAACCCATTCCGCTTTCAGTAGTTATTTCCTGTCCACATTTACATTTTACCATTTGAAATTTGTTTTTTGATAGTCATCCGTTTAACATTTTTCACTTGCTGCATAAATAATAATCGCTCAGTGAATGTCATTTTCACTTTCTTGATTTTCTTCTTTGGAAGAATTATTTTCATTTTGTCAAGCAGTCCCATAAGCAAAGATAAATATTATTTTTTTATGTTGTTTGAGTTGGAGCAATTACAGTATTCACCATTTGCGCTGTCAATACATCCATCGCCTGTCCGATTGAAACTGACAAAGCCGTATCGCCTACCGTGTTCGCTCTTTCCCTCGCTAATGCTAACTGTTGCAATGCTAATGGTATTTTTCCTAAACTATCCGAACCGCTTTGTGGCGAACCACTAAGCTCTACTCCCATCATTTCTGCAAACGCCTCCCTGCTGATAATTCCTTTGTCAACTAAGATAGAAAGCATTTCCGCTTTTGTTTTTTCTGTTGCCTGTTCTTTGACTTTATCTTCCTGCATCACCGGAAGCCATGAATAATCAGCAACTAACCTTTCGCCCCTTTCCGTAATCTTAAATTGCTCCGCGAACACATTAACGACCTTATTCGCCAATGGCTGAATAGTATTCTGATAAGTAGTTATCAGACCTTGTTTTTTATTTTCATTTGTCGCGCCTTTAGTAGATGGAAATATATCTCTGTCAATTCCATAAGCCGCGCAGATATTCGCAAAGGCATCTTCCAACCCTTCGTAAAGTTTTAACTGCCCCATGTCAAATGTCATAGGAATCCATTTGAGATTGGCGGTTGAGATTAATACGTGTGAGCGTTTGCTGTCGAGCGACCTGTCTGATTGATACTGGTCTTCAATCCGTTTGCGCTCTTTTTCATCCATTGGCAACGCTCCGTCTCCGTCCTTGTTTCCTTCGTTTGATATAAAGCCAATCAGCCCGCGCTCAGTCAAAATAATGTTTGTTGATTTCAGCGCAGCGATAATATTGCTGAGTGGTATCTGCAAACTTTCTATTTTACTTTTCGCGTTAATAGCGTTTGAACTTATGCCATCGGCTATATGAATTATTTCAGTAGAAGTAAATGGCGTATCGTCTCCGTATAAAACATAATTCTTAATAATATCTTCTATTCGTATCTGCCTGTAAATTTTCCCTGTGAGATTTATTTTTATTTCTGATGGAGGCAAGCACCATAACAGCGAAGGCAAATCAGATAATCTGCTTCCGTAGTTTTTATAAATAAAGTTATTCGCGTAAACAGCATTATAAACATACAGTTCATATAAGAATCCTTCGAGCGATTGAAGCGGGTTAGGTTTGTTTAGCAGCTTTATGATTTCGCTATTCTCAATTTTATTGCCGTCCTTATCCAGATGTTTCAATTCCATGTTTGAAAACATTTCCGCACCCTTTGTAATAACAGTATTCAGATGGGGGACGTTCTGAGCTACGCTGATTAGTTCTCCATAACTGCAATCAATGAGAATTACTTTCTGATTAAGCCGTGTAAATTGCTCCTTGTTATAAATAAATTTGTTGCTCCTGCCGAGAATAGCCCTGCCGATATTGCCGAAATAATCAAAAATGTTTTCTCTGTCAGGCGGAAACGAACTATTTATAGTTGCCATTCAATAATATTTTGCACAAAGGTATATTTTTTTTTCAACTGAAAAATTGTTTGCCGAAAGCTAAGATGCGTCTGGCGGGATTTTTTGAACACGGCACACAAAGATGTACATTGCAAAGCGAACACCACCGAACTAATTTCTTGCTTTTGTCTTTGTCAATTAATTCACAACACCGGCAGTAACCTGGTATGAGCGGGTATGAATTACATTCACTGCAAGCCATTGGAAAATAAATGAGGTAACAATCCCTGAATAAATTTTGCCAAGCCCGATATCGAATCAGATGCGTCATCGTGTTTTGAACTTCCGTCTTTATTGTATGTTAGTAATTGCCGCATGAATTTATCGTAATCGCTTCCGGGTATTATTTCGTTGTCATCTAAAAAGTAAAAATATTCTTTTATAAATCCGTATTCCATTAATATCCGTGTATGCTTGTTCGATGTGTTGGTTACTTTCAGAATCTTTTCTCTCGGAACTAAATCACGTAACATCTTAATAAATACGCTTCCCTGATTATTTGATTCCACCCTGATATAATTCGCTTCTTTCTTTTTGATTAGCCCTGCCGTGAGCGGTAAAGTTACATCAATATTTTCTTTAGTAAATAAAATATCGGTGATAAAAACTTTCTTCTGAAATATATCTGCCATCGGCATTGAGAAAAAATCATCGCCCTCATCTGCTATGTCAGCATATCCGAGCGTTGATTCTTTTCCAATCGGTTTGTAATCTTTTATGGAGAATCGTTTCAGGTCGGTCCTGTAAAATAATAATCCTTCAATCTCTATCGGCTGTTGCAGATATTCTCCGTTCCATATTTCAGAAGCTACATTTGAGCGTATCTTAATATATTCTTCTGTTGTCTTTACGTCTTCGCAAAAACTTCTCTCGTTAATAAGTGCTGGAACGATAATAGAAACATCATATTTTTTTTCTTTTATTCCTTTCCCGATAATATCCTGCTTTGTCCATCGCGTACCTATATCTATTGTCGGACAATTCTTTTCTAATCGGCTGTCGTGTACTGATTCTTTCCATCGGTGAACTTTTTCATTTGTTCCTGAACTAAGTGCATCATCTAAAGATTTATATAAATCATCCGTTATAGCAACTCCTGAAGCACCAAAACCTATAATAGTGCCTCCAACACCAGCACCAAAATAGCCAACTTGTTTTGATTGTTTTAAATTCCATCCTGAAATATTTTGCTTGTCTTCTGCTAATTGAGCAGCAGAGAATATTTTTTTAAATTTATCAGTTCGTAATACATTTCTTGTATCGTAACTAAATTTATCGTAAAGAGTAGCAGTACAGGTATTCCGCATAACACTTTCTTGCGGTCTATTCCCAAGAAACCATGCTATGAATAATGTCGTGATATAACTTTTACCTGCACGGGGCGGTAAAGAAACAGATAGTGTTTTTATTTCTCCTATGTAAATTTTTTGAAATCCATCTGCTATGTCTTTTAGAAATAGTCGCTTTAAAAAAAATGTATTGTCATAATAATTACAAAAATCCCAAAAGCATAGACGAGCGCACTCAATCCTCGCTTCCTTGCGAATCTGTTCCGCTGTCGGCAAGTTCTTTAAGTTGCTCATAAGTAAGATGAGATAAATTAATTGGTGAAATTGATTCTCCCTTTGTTGTTACATCCGTATTATCTTTCAATCCCAAATCTCTGGAAATAATATTAGCATTTAATAAATCTGCTGCTGCCCCTTCAAACTTTTGCCGATATACTACTTTTTCAATTTCTTCAATGACTGTACTAAAATCTTTTGCATCTTTTCGTTTTTGACTTTTGAAATTTCTAAAATATGCTTCATTGCATCGAAGATAAAAACAAAGCCCTGACATAGTAAAAGCCCTCATTTTTGAAAAATATTCTTTTGTTACAACCCCTTGATATGCAAACCCTTGTTCTTCTAAAAGTGGATTTTCTTCACACCATTGGAAATATTCGCAGGCTGCTTCCCAAAGCAATTCAGGTGTTTCAAATAATTTATCGCGCCCATGTTTTGAGCGAAGTTTCCAAAATTGATTTCCTTTCGGAGCACCCATTATTTTTTTTCTATTTGTTGTTCCATTGAACAAAAGTACTTTTTTTTTCACCAAGTAAAACCTACTGCTGCATAATTCCAATTGGTATCAGCCCCAACAAGGTTTCCATTAATGTAAACTCTTACCTGTAACGAATCGTTACCCGGATAAGTCATACATTGAGCATTTCGTAAATCTCCTGTTTGCTGGCAGTTGTTAAAAACTATTTCCGTTAATGATGAATCAATGCGAATAATCGTCCATGAGCCATCGGGAAGCAGATATGTTGTTATCAGAACACTATCCAGCTTACTATCTACCACCACTTTTATGGTTGCACCTATCTGTGGCGGATTGCTTGTCG